CTTTCCGGGCCATCAAGGCGAAGCGCGAAAAGCTGATGCACTCGAAGAACGCGGCCAAGGCGACGATCTTCGCCAACGCGATTAACAAAATCTGGCAGGAGGAGATGCAATGAAGATCTGGCCAAACCTACTCCAAGGCTCTGAAGCATGGCTATCGGCCCGCGTCGGCAAGCTGACGGCATCCAACGCATCGAAGATCATCACCGCAGGCGGGAAATTATCGACCCAGCGCACGGCCTACATGGACGAGCTGATCTCGGATTGTTTCTGTCCCGGTCAAAACGCGTGGCAGGGGAACTCAAACACTGACCGAGGAACGGCGATGGAGCCGCTGGCACGGGCGGCATTTGAAAGCCGTCTGATGTTGGAAGTGGAAGAAGTCGGATTTATCACCCGCGAAGACGGCGTGATTGGATGCTCGCCGGACGGGCTTATTTCTCGGGACGGAAGGCACGTCGAAGGTCTGGAAATCAAGTGCCCGCTGCCGAAGACTCACCTACGCTACCTGCTGGAAGGCACTCTGCCGGACACCTACAAGCCGCAGGTTCACTTCTCCATGATGGTGACGGGCCTGCCGTGGCACTTCTTTTCCTACTGCCCTGGCATGAAGCCGCTGCACCTATTCATCGAGCCAGATGCTTACACGGTAAAGCTGGAAGCGATGGTCGAAGAGTTCGTGAGCGAATACTCGGCGATGTGGACGCTGGCAAAATCTTTCCGGGAGGACGCCGCGTGACCGATACCGATCTGTGGAATCAGCCAATTGGCGTGTTCAAGGCCAAGGGCAAGCAGTCAGCACGTGGTTACGCCTCACGGCCTGGCTCAGGATCGGCAGGGGAAAGCTGCAAGACCTGCAAGCACCTGTGCCGGATGTCGTATGCGAAAACTTACCTGAAATGCGGGCTGGTGAAACACGCGTGGACTTGCGGACCGGAAAGCGACATCCGAGCAAAGTCGCCGGCCTGTCAGTTGTGGGAAAGGGGGGAAGGATGATTCAACAACTCCAATTCAACCTGTTCCCTGTGATGATTCCGAATCGGGAGCCCACCCTGCTGTCATACTGGAAGCACGAGCTCAAGCGGTGGCCGGCTGCGGTCTTGCAGTGGCGCCACGACCGAGGAACCACTGGCTGGTCGATGGCGACAGGCGGATATAGCTTCGCCCGGATCCTGTTCAGTGAACGCAAAATCACGCGGCTGGAACTTCGCCGTTGGTGGAAATTTTATCAGCGTGTCATGCGTTGGGATCGGAGGGCTGCATGACCGCGTGCGATTTTGATCGCGACGTCTATTTCGACGTGCCGCATCCGACGCTGGCCTGGTCAGTCCTGCGCGTCTCCGTCCGGGAGGTGGGCGGCCATTGGGAGCAGGCCCACGAGTTCCAGCTTTCAATCACCGGCATGGGAACCCCGTTCATGGGGAGCTATCCAACCCGCGAAGCTGCCGGACGAAACGGCCTGTGCTGCCTACGCCATGCGCTCATGCGGGTGTCCCGCGAGGATCGAGTGAAAGCCCAGGAGCACGCGGAGGCTATTTGGGAAATCATCAACCCTCAACAGAGAGAACTCGCACTGTCATGAAACCCGTTGAAAGAGAAACCTTCGTCGGCAAGACCCACATTGGCGAATGGCGAGCGCTCGGCCTACCGAAAGGCCAGCCACGGCCACGGGCATTCGTCCGCAATGGACGGGCGGCTGTCTATAACGCGGGAACGGCGGAGGGCTGGAAGGGCGACGTGGCGCGGGCTTGCGCGGCACTGGAAGGCCGCTGCTTGATTCATCCACTGGCGGTTTCACTGACGTTCTACATGCCGCGCCCAAAGTCCCATTACCGGGCCAACGGCAATCTCAAGGGATCGGTGCCGATCTTCCTGCACGACTGCAAGCCGGATGCCGATAATCTGGCGAAAGCGGTGCTGGACGCACTGACCGGTATCCACGCCTGGCAGGACGACGATCAGGTTTGTGAGCTGACCGTCCTGAAACGCTGGGAAATCCCCCACGCAGAAGCGCCGGGCTGCATGATTCGAATCTCCGAACTGAAAGAATACGATCTATGAAATCACGCATCAAATACGAGGCCGTCGCCACGATTGGCAAATACAAGGACCGCCAGACAGGCGAGGAAAAGAAGCAGTTCCTCAAAGTGGGGACCGTCTTCGAGTCCGAGGATGGGCGGCTGTCGCTCAAGCTCGATGCGGTGCCGTGCTCGCCGGAGTGGAGCGGCTTCATCTCGTTCTATGAGCCGAAGCCAAGGGACGGCCAACAAGCCCGCCAAGCGACACCGGCGGAGGAACGTCGCCTATCACGCGGGATGCCGCCCGCTCCCGCGCCTGTCAGCGGCGACGGTGACGACGAAGATATCCCGTTTTGATCACGGGGACCACTCAAGCGACTCCCTGAAAAACACCACCATGACACTCTCACCACGTCTGGACACACCGAATAGAAACCGGCCCGACACTTTTAGTATGGACACCAAACAAACAGCCTCGATTCGATCTCATCCGCCCGTCCATGCCGGGGTTTCTACGGGTGAGCTCGGATCGGGGTTTTTTGCACCCATGAAAACACCCAAGCAATATGAGGCTGAAATTGAATCGCTCATGGCGATGAATTTAAAGCTTCAAATCGAACTCACGAAGGCACTGGAGGCCGTCGCTGAGGCGCACAGGAAATCTATCCGGGAGGCTGCGTAAAATGGCAACCAGGATGATTCGAGATGGATGGCTAGAGAGCGACAAGATTGACGCTCTAGACGTTCATGCTGAAAGATTTTTCATCAGGCTTTGTTTGAAGGCTGACGACTACGGGAGATTCCACGCTTCCCCACCATTGCTGAAATCCATGCTTTTCCCGCTCAAGGAAGACATTCGTTCCACCGACATGACCCGTTGCCTCGCCGAGTGCGAGAAGGCCGGCTTGGTTCGCTGCTACGAAGTCACCGGGAAACGCTTTCTGGAGATTCACAATTATGGGCAGAGGTTGCGGACGATGAGCGGGAAGTTCCCGCCTCCTGCGGACAGCCCGCCGCAAGTCGCGGACAAACGTCCGCAAGTCGCGGACAGCCAGCCGCCTGAAGAGAAGGGAAGTAGAAGAGAAGGAGAAGGAGAAGGAGAAGGAGAAGGGAAGGGCATCGCCGCCGCTGAAGAGCTGTTGGATTTCAAGGAATCCACTTCAGAGAAATTCAACCCAAACCGGATCGCGACGTTTGAGCAGGTGATGAAATTCGGGAAAGGCCAGATGCCTGCGGTATCCGACGAATGCTGTGAATCGTTCTTTGACCGCATGGAGGCCGAAGGCTGGATCACGCAGAATGGCCACGCGCTGGCGGACTGGAGGGCACGCTTCAGGACATGGGCGACGGCATGGGCCAACAATGCGGCAGGCGCTGGGCAAAGGAGGGCATCCAAATGAGCGACACCGTTCTCAGGCCGTTTCCTCATGCCCTCGGTCCCGAGAAGAGCTTGCTGTCATCCATGCTGCAAGATCCGGTGGAGTTCATCCAACGGGCGATTGAGGAAGGGCTGACTGCGGAGCATTTTTACCTACCGAATCATGCAACGCTGTTTCAAATGCTGCGAGATAGGCATGAAGCCGGTGAGGAAATTGAATTCGTGGCGCTGACGCAGAAGCTGCTCGATCTCGGACAGCTTGAGAGAATCGGCGGACCCTCGGCGATCACCGATCTCTACACTTACGCACCGAGTCCGGGGCATTTCGGACATCATCTGCAACTGGTGAAGGAGAAATACATCCTCCGGCAGTTAATCAACCTCGGCAACACCACCATTGAGGCGGCTTATGATGCGCCTGACGAGGCCAAGGAGCTGCTTGAGGACACTGAGCGCAAGTTGACTGCCATCGCCGAGACGGCTACGGGTGCTACGCCCGCTCTGTCGCTCAAGGCGATCATCCGCGATTCGTTCGAGCGCTTCGAGCGGCGATCCACCGGCGACGAGGAGACGCAGGGGATTCCGACTATCGCCGCGCTGGATCAGTTCTTACGCGGCGCCCACCCCGGCAGGCTGTGGGTCATCGGCGCTTATCCTGAAGGTGGAAAATCCGTGATGGCATCACAAATCGTCTTAGACGCGGTGCTTGACGGCCATCCTGCGTTGTTCCTGAGCCTGGAGATGGCAGAGCGCGACCTGATGGACCGGATGATCGTCCAGGCGTCACGGATCGACTGTAAAGCTTATACTGAGCCGAAAACCTACGCCCGCGAAAACGGCGGAGAGGACATCAGCAAAGGCCTGATGCAAGCCATCAGCCGAGCCATTCCCAAGCTCGTCAAATCCCCGCTGCGGCTCCAGCGGCCGGCGAACCGGAATCTCTCGACCATCCTTTCAGCGATCCGCCGCGCACACCGGGAAATGGGGATCAAGCTCGCCGTGGTGGACTACGTGCAGCTCATCAAAGGTGCGAAGGCAGACACGAAGGAGTCGGAGGTTTCCGAGGTTTCCCACGCGCTCCAGGAGATCGCCGGAGATCTTGGCATCACGCTGATCGTGCTTTCCCAGCTCAATGCCGAGGGCGACACCAAGCATGGCCGGGTGATCGAGGAGGATGCCGACGCTGTCATCACCATCATTCAAGACCGGAACAAGGAGAGCGCTAGCTACAAGCAGCACCGTCACGTGCTGATTGCCAAGGACCGGCATTACGGCTCAGGCGGAGAGCGCGTGCCGCTCATCCTCGACCGGAAATACATCCGCTTCGTTCACGGCCTCGATGAGACCGAGGGCGCTGCTCGGAAACCAAAATTTACCCGCTAGAACCACCCGATGAACTCACCCAATAACTCCCTCAAAAAAGTGGCGGATGGCGGAAAAGTGAAAACGCCCATCACATTTCTGCAAAGCATTAAGAATCTGAGAGATGTTAATGGATATACGACCAAAGAAATGGCCGAAATTTCCCGCCACCCGCCACGTTGCATCGAGCGCTGGATCACCGGCGAGGCGACTCCATCAGAAGTTAGGCAACGCGAGTTCTTTTTGTCATTCGAATCACCGGCCACGCCGCTGTCGATCCGCAAGCTCAAGGAAAACAACCTCACCTGGGACAAGTCAAAGCACCGCTGGATTCTAAGAATCACGGTGGACCTCGGTAAAAAACTTGTCGGCAAGCGGGTGATCATCCGGCTGAAAACGAAGAATGCCCGAACCGCGATGGATCACCGGGAAGCAATTCTCGCAGGCTACCGCGAGCTTGGGCTAACCGTGCGGCCGCGCATCCAGAAGCGGAAAGTGTAGTGAACGCAATAGGTGACGGATCGCCGTCGCAAGACTCCAACGAAGTGAAAAAATGAGTGATACCACAAAACTAACTGACGCCGTAGCAGGCGATTCCTGTCCACCAACTTGTTCGGCTTGCGGGCAAGAGTGGTATGAGGGCGTGGAGCGCGAGTGCCTCAAACGCGGGAAATGCGGCTTCGTGCCTCGCCTTGTTCGGCTGGACGATGTGATCTGTATCGTCGCCAAGCATCCAGAATATCCTGAGCCATGCCCGATGCTCCATGAAGTCGCCGCTAAAGCTGCCGCCGAAATGGATAAGGAATGGGTTATGCACATGGTCCGCGAGACTTGCCGCCAAACGAAGGAAGCGATCCTTGCGGATCTCAAGCAATCTCTGCCGAACGCAATAGCGCAGACACCGCCAGACTTCGGCACGCAAAATCTATGAAACCAGAACTAAATCCCGAAGCGGCGGAAACCGCCCAAATAACGGACAGCCCGGCGGTTGATGTGCCGCGCCTTGTTCCCCCTTGCGAGTGCCGCAACTGGTGCCGCGATGGCCGCGACATTATGAGCCTACATCACCAGCGCTGCGAGCACTACACGCCCCCGTCAGCCGACCCACGATATGCTCGCTTGATCGCTGCCGCTCCGCTGATGCTGGAGGCGATAAACTACGTCTTGGAGCATCCCGTGACGTTCGTGGATAACACGGCCGCCGCCATGCTGGAAGCCGCCCGCGATGCCGCTCTTGGGCAGAACGCCTAAATCTATCCGTGCCGCGTATGACTACGACTCAACAAAAAGGCTTATCGGCATCGGATACGATGCCTTGTTCGCCCGCGCCGATTCGCGTGCAACTCTCCCGCAAAAAGGGATGGAGGATGCCGCCAAACACAGTCAAAGTCTCCCGCCCAGGGAAGTGGGGAAACCCGTTCAAGGTGGGGGTGGATGGCGACGCGAAACACTGCGTGGAGCTCTTCGGAATGGACGTGTGCAATCCATACAATCCGCGAGTCGGATTCGACTTCGAGGAAATCCAACAACTCAGAGGGAAGAACTTGGCCTGCTGGTGCAAGCTGGGAAGTCCCTGCCACGCGGATGTTCTGATCCGTCTGGCTAACGCAATAGAGCACCCGACGAAGGGAGCGAAAAATAATCTATGACTACAAAATTAAATAGTGCCCCTCCCTTAGGTCGGGTGTCTCGACTTGTTAGCCTTCTTTTTGGGAGGCGTGAAAGCAAGTGGGAAGCAACAGCCAAAGGACCAATCACAATTCACGGATGGAGATACGAAATAAAGCCTGTCGAAACCCAAGGAACCTACGTGAAAGAAGTCGATCAATACGGCGAAGAACGATACTGGGTCACGGAACCAGACGGCATGACATACCTGCGCGATGCGTCCAAAATTTATGAGGCTAACGATAAAGGTCTGGAAACCCAGCCAGCGAAAATGAAGCCCGAATAACACAAATCAACTTGACCGCTGGCAGGGGTTGCCAGCACCGACCTTGTTCTCCTTCTTCCGAAATTATGAACTGCTACTCACTGAAAAACGAACCTGAATATGATACGCCTTGGATCTCCGCGCCTAATAACGGCGGCGACGTGGGCGATATGTCCGACATCGTGGACGAACTTAACAAGCTGAAATGGGAGCGCGACCAGATGGAAGCCGCTTTAATGAACGATCAAGGTGAGGCGCGGAGAAATACAGTCATGAAAAACAAACTAGATGCTTATCGCAGTCGCTTTTTCCGACTTGTTCGGTGGTTTAGTGGTCCGCGCAGACGAATTAGAGAACTCCGCATAGATCTCGCAGCCGTCATGCGGTATAATATCGGACTGGCTAATGAGAATCATAGGCTACGGACGGATCTAGACGGGCTAGGACAAAAACTGATAGCGGAGATCTGCAAACAAGGAATGTTCTCAGTGCGCCACCCTGATCCTGACGAGTCTCATATTTTCGTGTGGGCAGCTAATGCTGACGAACAACTCGAATGTGTCGTCTCGGAATTTCTTTCACCGAACACCTAAGTCCATCCGCGCCGGGGTGGACTCTGATTGAAACAATACGGCTTATCGCCATTGATCTGCCGCAACTTGTTCGATTTCTAACCACGCGACCAATGAAGCCCGAATCCAACAATAAACGCCCCTCGCGTTGCCTCGCACGCTTTGTTCGGGTTTCTTTTTGCGGGATGCCTGCCCTGCTATGGGGCGCACTCTTCGCGATCTTTGACCCGACAATCGGCGGCATGTTCGCCATCGCTGGCTTCTGGCTCGGATGGCAATGCACCGAAGCGAAACCGGAACGCGGCGAATCTAATGACCCGAACAGTGAATTATCCCAACCAGAACCCAAATAACTATGAGCACGATGACTGACCGTGAAGCAATTATAGCTTTGAAGAATTCCCAGCTTGAAGCTGGTCATTAAGAGGGACCACTTCCCAGCCTCGCCAACGGGTCGCGCGCGCGAAAGATGAGGAATATGAAACGAGCGGCAGCCAAGAAGGGCGTAGCAAAGAAGAAAGTCGCGGCCAAGCGCAAGCCGGGGCGGCCCTCGCTCTACACGCCGAGGATCACAGGCGAGATCCTGCGGCGACTCCATGAAAGCGAGGGGGACGAGTTGCCCGAAAGTCTGCGGGCGATCTGCCGCGATCCAAAGATGCCAAACATGACGACGGTTGTGGATTGGCTGAAAGATCACCCGGAGTTTTCCCAGCGATACGCGCGCGCACGAGAGCTTCGGAAGGATGCGCTGGTTGATAGGATGCTGAGCCTCGCCGCCAAAGTGAAAAGCGTGGCTTACGGCGATCCGGGAACGGGAGAGGCCGGGGCGAAGGTCGCGGCTTACAAGATCGAAATCGACTTGTACAAATGGGTTCTCTCCAAGGAGTATGCCCGTGATTACGGGGACCTGCTCAAGCAGGAGATCAGCGGGCCTGACGGCGGACCCGTGAAGACAGAGGGGGACTTCCGGCCGAGTGCCGAGGACGAGGCTGTGATCCGGCGCATTGCCGAGACGCGGGCCAAGCTCACCCGTGAGCGGGAGGGCGCGTGAAAACCCAGCGGACCATCCTTAGTCCGAGCGAATTCGCATGGTTCCAGCTCGGCGAAAAGACGCTCTACGACTGGCAGATCGAAGCGCTCGAAGCGGTCGGATTGCAGGAGTTCGGCGGGCCGCCGGTTGCCTTGGCTGCGGCGAATGGCTCGGGCAAGACCGCGAAGGTGGTTGCTGCTTTGATTTGCTGGTTTTTGAGCAAGTTTCCACAGGGTCAGGTGATCGTCACATCCGGATCATTCCGCCAGGTGGAAAAGCAGCTGTGGCCGGCACTCCGCGTCCACCAGCGGAAGTTTCCCGGGTGGACGTTCCTGCAAACCGAGCTCAAGACGCCCGAGGGGGGATTCGCACTCGGTTTCTCGACCGATGATCCGGGCCGCGCCGAAGGGTGGCACCCGAAGATCAACGGAGAAACCGATCCCGTGTTGATCATCGTGGACGAAGCGAAGACGGTGCCTGATGGCGTGTTCGAAGCCTTTGATCGATGCACGCGAGTATACCAGTTGTGGGTGAGTTCACCAGGCAAGCCGTGGGGGCAGTTCTACGAGGCGTTCCACTCATTGAGGAAGTATTTCTGGACGCTCAAAGTGCGCTCTGACGAGTGCCCGCACATTGACCCGGCGAAACGGGCGCGGGATCTGGAGAAGTATGGCTCGGATCATCCGCTCTACCGATCAATGCACGATGCGGAGTTTACCGAAGACGCCGAGCGGTTGGTAATCGCGCCTGACCGGTTGACTAAGGCTTTAGACGGTCAGCCACCGGAAATGCCAGACGGCGAGGTAGTGGCGTTTTGCGACTTCGCCGCAGGCCGGGATGAGAACGTGCTGGCCATCCGACGCGGCAACGTGGCGCGGATCAAGCGGGCATGGGTCGAGAAGGACACCATGCAGGCCGCGCGGGAGTTCGTGCACCTGTGTAAAGCGGAAGGGCTGCAAGCCTCCCAGGTGTGGGGCGATGCCGACGGCCTCGGCACAGCGATGATCGACGCCATGGCCGAGTGTGATTTCAGGATCAACCGGTTCCACGGCGGGACTCCGTCGAGCGAGCCGGATGAATACGCGAACCTGATCGCCGAGGTGTGGCACGTCGGATGCCGTGAAATCGAGCGAGGTCGGGTCAATCTGGGTGTGCTGGACCCGGTGACCTTCAAGCAGCTATCCACCCGCAAGAGCGAGTGGAACGAGGCCGGGAAGCTGCGGGTGGAGTCCAAGGACAAGATGCGCGCCGAGGGCCGTCACTCGCCCGACCGAGGTGATGCGCTGCTCGGCTGCATCGCGTGCGGATCAAGGATCACAGGCGCTGTGAGGGCTGGGGACTTAGTCACGAACACTCTGGAAAGTAACGGATTCAGCACCAGCCACGTGACCGGCTTCTGATGGGGACCACTCCGCCACCTGTCATTTCCCCCCAGCCGGTAACAGGGTCACTCCCGAAACGTGCGGTGACTGTCGACTGGTAAGACCGCTGGCTCATAACCAGCAGCATGTCGGTTCAAATCCGCCCCGCGCAACCAACCCGAAACCACTACCCGAAACCATGAAACACGCATACTGCTCCATCATTTGTTGTCTCGCATTCGTCGCCTTGCTGTACTGCCTAGGCACGGTGGCCCATGCTGCCGCGTTGGATTCAGCCGCCACGATCACGGCCGCTCCCACTACCGTGATCGATCCCGCGACCCAGAATTCCGTTCTCGGGTTCTTTCTCGATCTCGCCATCCACCATGCGTGGTTCGCTACCGTGCTCTCGATCATGGGGCTGTCGCGGGTGTGGGCCAAGCCCCTGTCGAGCTTCATCCACTTCGTCGCCGACCTGACGCCCTCGCCCTACGACAACGGCATCATCAATTCCGCGATGCTGTTTTTCACGACCAACCCGATCGGGAAATTCCTCGCCTATCTGTTTGACTGGCTGACCTCGATCAAGATCACGCCGCCGAAAGCATGAACGCACTGCTCGCCGCGCTCACCGCCGCCCTCGCTGCCTTTACGGAGTGGGTGCGGTGGCAGCGAGAAACACAAATTGACCGCATCGAAGATGAAATCGACACCCTTGCTGCTGATGGTTCTCCTGCTTCAAAGCTGCGGATCGAACGCCTCGCGCAACGTCTCAAACGCAAGCGCGAATCAATCGGCCCTCTATGACCCGCCGACCGTGACGCTCCTCCCGGATAAGGTCTATCAATTCCAAGAAGGCACGCTCTCCGGGCGGATGCAGAAGCTCCATTCGGATTACAGCTACCGTCGGGCCATCATCATTGGCAACGCCAACGAAGAGCCATGAAGGCCTCCGCCCTCACCATCGCCGCTATCACTTTTGTCCTTGTCGGCCTACTGGTCATCATGTGGCTGGAGAACGCCTGCGGGCTGGTCTGGGGCTATCTGAAAACGAGGTCATCCGAGAGATGGGTGGCGGTCTTTGCGCTGGTCGCCGCGTGCCTCGTCTATGCCTGCCTGATCCATCATCTCCGTTAAACCATGACACTCACTGGCCCCATCACCGGCCCCATCGCTAACCGTGGCAAGCCGCCCGCCGCTTTCCTCGGTGAGCTGATTACATGGGGTATCGCCGCCGATGAGTCGATCTTCGCGCCACGCAAGGATGATCCTGGCGAACGCGATATTTACACACAGATCAACCCACTGCTAGGCCCGTGGCAAAGCCCGCTTCACCGCCGCGCCGCGATGATCGAAGTGATGCGCGTTCTAGCCGGGTTTGAAAGCTCGTGGGACTGGAACTGTGGCCGCGACAGCACCAACCATTCCAGCGTCACACCGACCACCATCGAGGCCGGAGCGTGGCAGGTCTCTGGAAACTCCCGCGCATTCGGGCAGGATCTTCGCGACCTCGCACCCGCCGACGGCAACTTCTTTCAGACGATCATGAAGACCCACCGCCCGGTTGCGATGGAATACATCGCCCGGTTACTTCGGCATACGATCCGGCACAACGGTCCGGTCGTTCGCCATGAAATCGACCCACACCTTTCCCGCGAGGCCGTGGCACAATTTCAAATCCTACTATCATGAACGACGTTGTCTCCCTACCCATCGGCTGGATTCTAGCCACCATCGGCTCACTCGCTGGAACCATCGCCGTGCTCGCCACCATCATGTGGGCGTTCATGAAGTCACAACTGGAGGCTCAGTATAAACTCATCGACTCCCAGAATACCACTATTTCGAAGCTGCAGGACGATGTGGACCGCATGTCAAAGGGCTGCGGCATGGAAACCTGCCACTGGAGGCCGCGATAAACACTCAAAGTATCGCGCCAACACTAACCCCCAGTCTGCACGTTCGGGGACCACTCTCCCCAGTCGCCTCCGGCCACGCTGCCGCGCACGCTGCCGCGCATGGTCACTGAATGCCGCCCTCTCCGCGAATCCGGCGGACTCCCGCCCCGCCGCTCCGAACTCATCCAGGCTGCTGCTGCCGAGCCCGTGGCATCCCGTCAGGATTGGGGCAACTCGATCAACGTCCCGCTCGCCCGAGACCGGATGTTTGAGCATTTCGAGCGTGAGCAGCTCCCCGGAGACGTGAGGAGCACCCTCGCCGCAGCGCTGAATGGCGACCTGCATCTGCAAGCGATGCTCTTCAATGCCATGCTCGACACCTGGCCGAAGCTGCAAAAGAACATTGCCGAAGTCGCCCGCCTCGTCTCCGTGGCGCCGTGGGCGGTCCAGCCCTACGCCCGTCGCGGCACCAAGCCAGACGCGACCGCTGAGACGCTGGCGCGTGAAGTCGAAGACATGATCTGGGGGATGAAACCCCGTGAAGCGTATGGAGAGAAAGCCATCGAGGGAACGATCCGCTCACTCGTCATCGGCTACTACTACGGCCACACTGTTTCGGAAATCCGCTGGAAGAAATCGGCAGACGGCCAATGGATGCCACGCTGCACCAAAGACGTTCCGGCCCGTTACTACGGTTATTCTTACGGAACCTTCGGCAGCGCGGATGCGGACCCGGAAGATCGGCTGATGTATGATCCTGCGGGAAACCTTGGAGCGCGTCAACTGGTCGATTTTGAAGATCATCGCTTCCTAGTCGGCATCCATCGCGGGCATGAAGCCCATGCCGCCGTTGCAGCACCCTTGCGGGCGCTGACCGGCTACTGGCTCGCCGCGATTTACGGCCTGAAATGGTTTCTCAATTTCACCCAGCTTTACGGCATCCCGTGGCGGCATGCCGAGGTTGGGGATGTGAAGGATGAGAATGCAGTCAAGGCTGCTCTCGCCTCCATCGGCTCCACCGGCTACCTCACGACCAAACCGGGAACGAAGATCAACATCCTTTCCCCCGCTGCCACATCCGGCACGGATCTACCGCAAAAGGCCTTGCTGGATCTAGCGGACGCTCAATGTGACCAGTTCATTCTCGGACAAACGCTGACCAGTGGCACCGGACATTCGGGATCAGGCAGCCGAGCGCTTGGAGAGGTTCATCAAGGCACGCTTGAGAGCGTGGTGGACGGCGTGGCTGAGTATGTCGGAAGTATTATTTCACAGCAGCTTATTCCGTCGATCATCGCGCTGAACTGGGGCGAGGATCACGGCGGCATGCCGAGCTTCTCGGCCAAGCGCGAGGAAACGACCGACGAGAAAATGCTGGCCGAGCGCGACGTTGCGCTCGGCATCACGACAGGCGAAACGCCCGTCTCTAAAGCGTGGTTCTACGAGCGCCACGGCCTTACGCTTCCGGTAACGGGAGAGGAATTACTTTTTCAGTCCGTGCCGCATGGTGCGCCGGGAGATCCGGCGACAGGTTCTCCCGCGAGTGCGGGCGGTTTCCCCATAGAAACAAAGGCAGGGGCTGGAAATATCGTAAATGCGGCGGATGCTTCACAGCCTCTCACGGTCGATCAGCTCTCCACCTCCGTGCTCGAAGGCCTGACAGGTGTCTCGACTCAATGGCTTTCCCCGGTGAAGCCGTTCTTCGACCGGCTCGCCGCGCTGGCCATGTCCCAGCATGTAACGGATGAGGATTTCCTGGCCGCGCTAGAGAAGGCGCAAACCCAACTCCCGGAGATCTTCGACCTGATGGACACTCAGGCGCTGGAAGAGGCATTCAAGAATGCCATCAGCAGCGCGGCGCTTGCAGGAAGCGTGAGCCGCCATGAGCGCAAGCCCGTGCTCGCATCCTTTAACCCTAATCAGCCGCGAAACCCGCATGGACAAGACGGCGGTAGGTGGGTAAAGGAAGCAATGTCAGACGGAAACAAAAATAATGGATACCATCCGGTAAATTCCGCCGTTACTCTCGATGATGCCGTTTCATTATTTTCTCACGGCAAGATGGAATTAAATGTTGTCGGTGTTCGCTCTGGAGATGTGCCTTCAAGTGGTAAATCCTTTAATCAAATTTCGCAGACTTCAGAAGAAGGTGTTTCGACGGCGGACATTCTTGGATTTGGAGATGGAGCGGGATATTTGGACCATCAACGCCCAGTCGTTTATGTTCGAGGATCTGTTTTACCAGAGGTGGGTGGCGATTCGGAGTTTCTTCTAAAAAATACAGTCCCAATTTCAAAAGATGATTACGAAAGAACACTGTCCAATCAAGAATCGTCAAATGCCCGCGCAATTCTTTCAAAATGGAGAGCGAAGGAACTCACAGCACTTGAAAAAGACGGATGGAATTTAGGTGATCAGCCAGCAAAATGGAGAGACAGAGCTTTGAAGTTTGATAGCATTAAGAGTGAGCCGCCATGAGTGATCAACCCACAAGCACAATGGGCCTCGGAATTGAGATAGTCTGCATCGGCTTCCTTGCGATTGACATGGGAGTGTTCTGGTATGCTGGAGCACTGATATTTTTCGGGCTCATTTTCATCCTCGCGAACCTAATTCCATGATCGAAATCAAGGTCAACGTCACCGACAATGCCAGCCCGGCGCTGGCCGCTCTGATTTCCGCACTCACCGGACCGCAGGCAGCGGACTTGAACGAGCAGGGAGGCATCGCCGCGCGGAATGCTGCGGTCACTTATCACCGCGAGTTCGACCAGTCCGGTGGCTGGCGCGGGACACGCTACCTCGGCTCCGGGCCTAACGAAGGAAGTCGCTTCGGTGCCGACGTGGCGCGTGGCTGGGCGCTGGAGTCGTTCACCTCCGGCGGTGCGGTGATCGCCAATGACGCCACTTACTACCGGCACAAAGTTGCCGGCGGCACCATCACGCCGAAGCGTGCGAAGTTTCTCACGATCCCGCTGATCCAAGAGGCCCGTGGGCTTTACGCGTCAGTCTATCAGCAGAACACCGGCAGGCGGCTGTTTCGTCCAAAGGGGAAGTTCGTGCTGATGGAGAAAACGGACGACGGCAAGGCGAGGTCGGTGTATGCCCTGGTCGCCTCAATTACCCAAGGACCGTGGCCAAACGCGCTGCCGCCCGAGCCGCTTCTCGCCGGAGCTTTCACTGACCAAAATCGCCAAGGTCTCATCGAAATTATCGAAAAATCATGATCACCTCACCCATGCCGTTCATGGAGGCCATCCGCTTCCTGCTGGAAAAAGAGCAGCTTCCGGCAGACTGGGACGCCGCGCTCTGGCAGGCACAGGAGCCGGACTTCCAAACCAAGGCGTTCTTCTCCGCCAAGGTGGAAAACGCCCGCTTTCTTGATCGCGCACATGGTTTGCTTTTTGATTACGTGGCCAATGTCCGAGAAACCATTGTCCAGCCTGATGGCACCGAAGTGACAGCCCTCAAGGTGGCTGGGCGTGAACACTTCGTGAAGCGCATGCGGGATTTCATGATTGCCGAGGGCATGGCGAAGCAGGAGGAATTCAAGCACGTGAACCAAAAGGACGTGCAGGACATCCGCAGCCTTTCCCGCCTCCGGCTGATCTTCGACACCAACGTCCGCCAGTCCTACGGCTACGGCCAATGGAAACAGGGGATGACACCCGCCGCGCTCAAAGCCTTCCCGGCCGCCCGGCTGGTGCGCGACATGGGCGTGAAGGAGCCCAGGCCACGCCACCAAGAAAACCTTGGCGAAGTCATGTTGAAAACCGATCCCCGCTGGGCGGATTTCCACAATGCCCGCGACATCGGCGGATTCGGCGTGCCGTGGGGGCCGTATGGTTTCAACTCCGGTTGCACCCAGGAGGATGTATCAAAAGCCGACGCGATGGCGCTTGGCTTGAACGTGGACAACGTGGAACCTGTACCGGCGCAAATCACCGACCGCACCGAGGCCAGCACCAAAACCATGGACCCGGAAATCAAGCGCAAGCTGCTGGAAGAGCTGCGGGCCGGGAAGAAAAACCTCGATCCAGCAGATGCCGCTCGAAACGCCGCCGCCGATACCCGGCGTATCATGCTCACCAGAGGCCTTACCGACGCGGAGGGCAGGGGAGATTACGTTAAAGCTCAAAAGTATCGCAAAGCATTCGCAAAGCTGCCAGAACGAGGTTTGCGAGTAATCGATGAAGGGGATACCATTCGACTCGATTAACGGGGACCACTCGAACGGCTACCCATTTTCACGCGATCCGTCATTGCTGATCCCGTGCCAAGGATCATCACCGCCGCCTTCACCTCAGCCGTCACCAAAGACGCGCCAGGCGAGATCGTATATATCCCGGTCGGATCTAGCAAGATCAACGCCACCGTCAGCGGCAAGCCCGGCGAGATTACCGTGAACGTCCCCGCTGAAAAGGGTGCGTCCATCGCCGCATCCCTGCAAGCAGCCCTCACCAAGCGGCTTGAAAGCACCGTCCGTCCGCGCCTCGCCTTCGACCACTCGAAGACCGGCCCTGCCTCCGGCCATCCCTCCGCATTTTCCTTTGATCCCGCACGGGGCATCATTCTCGCCACCGACTGGTCAACCAGCGGCCGCGCTGCCATCGAGGGCGGCGACTACGGTTATTTTTCCCCCACCTTCCTCATCGATGACGACGGCACGCCTTCCGGTCTCCCGGACAAAGGCGAAATCGGTTCGCTCGTCGATGAACCCGCTTTCCGCGCCATCGGCCTCATCGCCGCTTCCGATACAGATCTCAATCCAGAAATCAAACCATCCAATACTATGTCGAACCTAATCTTCGCGGCCCTCGCGATTTCACCCGCCGCTGATAATGCCGAAACTCAAGCCGTCAATAAAATCGCGATGATGCAGTCGGATAATACCACCATGCAATCAGATAACACCGCCAAGGCAAAGCGGATTGCCGAGCTTGAAGCCGAACTTGCCACCCTCACGGGCGAGAAAGACGAAGCTGTCGCTCAGTGCGCCGAACACGCCAAGCAACGCGCCGATACTCTCGTCAAAGCCGCAGTCACCGATGGCCGCATCTTGGCTAAGGACACCGACAAGCAAGACAAGTTCCGCGCCAAGATCGAAGCCGGCGACACCTTCGCCGAGGAGATCCTCGCCCAACTTCCCAAGCTCAACCAAGGCCTCGACAAGCCACTGGTCATGGGCACCGACGGCAAGCCGGTCAATGCTGCTGACGCGATCCAAGGCAAGTCCGGCATGCAGTTGCTAGAAGCTGCGCTCGCTGAGGAATTTGAAGCCTCCAAGTAATCTACCACCCAACACCAAGCTCTAACTCCACGATACCATGTCCAATCTCAACTTACTCGACATCGCAAAGCTTCGCGGCCACTCCAAGGAAGTCGGCCTCATCGAATCCGTCATGACCGCCGCTCCCGAGCTGGCAGCCATCTCGGCCCGCACCGTCAAAGGCACCACATACAAGACAATCGACCGCACCGCGCTCCCGAACACGGGATTCGCGAACGCCAACGAAGGCATCATCCCGAGCAAATCCAGCTTCGCCACCAAGCTGGTGGAATGCTTCATTTTCCGGGGCGCGATCAACGTCGACAAGGCGGTCGCAATGGACCATGAGGACGGCCCTGCTGCTCTCCAAGCCATCGAAGCTGATGGCGTCGGTCGCTCCGCTGGCATCGAGATCGGTAAGCAAATCTGGTATGGCACAGCCGAAGACGCCAAGGGCTTCCCTGGCCTCCGCTCGCTCTGCCCAGCCGGGATGAAAGTGGACGCCACTGGCACCACCGCCGCGACCGGTTCCTCGGTCTTTGGCGTGAAATTCGGCCCGCAGTTTGTCCAGATGATCTACGGTGGCGGCAGCGTCCTCACGCTTCCTCCATTCCGCGAGCAATCCATCTCGGATGCAGCCGGTGGCCAGTATGACGCCTATGTTTCCAACCTCACCGCTTGGATCGGCATGCAGTGCGTCCATCCCTACGCCATCGGCCGTCTTTACAACCTCACTGCCGAAACCGGCAAGGGCCTCACCGACTCGCTGCTTGCAGACTTGATTGCACTCTACCCGGTTGGATTCACTCCTGACGCATGGTTCATGACCCGCCGCAGCCGCACCCAGCTCCAGAAGTCCCGCACCGTAGTTCTCCAGGGCAACGGTTCCAAGGGTTCCATCGGCTCGGAGTCCGGTCTTGTTGCCCCGCTTCCCACCGAAGCATTCGGCATCCCGATTATCGTCACCGACAACCTGCTCAACACCGAAGTGCTCGGCGCCGCCTGATCCACCCCGTTTCAAATCCTAACGAACTAACATCATGTCACTTCACACCCGCAGCGTCCGAGACGCAAACCTCATCGTCACCAAGGCGATGCACACCACCGCCGCCAACTCGACCGGGATCGACCTGGAGCAAGTCCAAGGCGGCTTGATCGAAGGCATCCTCGTTGAGCTTGTCAGCCCTACCGAAGCCGCCGCCACCGATGCGAAAATTGCCACGTTCACGCTTCAAGACAGCGCGGACAACGTGACTTTTGCCAACATTGACCCACTGCAAAGCACCACAGTGACCGCTGGCACAGGAACCGGACTCGCCGCGAAAACAGTTGAGTTCCGCCTTGCTCCGGTCACTCGCCGGTATATCCGCATCGCTCAGACTGGCAACACCCTTGGAACCGTTACCGGCTCCTTCACGGTATCCATCCTGAGCTGATCATCCCTGTCAGTTGTGTTATTCAACCCCCGTTCGCTGCCAGGCGGACGGGGGTTTTTCTTTGGGGACCACTCCCGCGAATCGCCTCATGCGGGGCTTGGAATCAGTCTCGGCGCATGCCTTGGGTGACCTTCACAGCCGCTGACATCCGTGACGGACTCTCCGTCCGCGAGATTGCGATTTACGAGGAATCTGCTGGCATGGAATTCGACGGCACGAACGCCGAAACCACCGGAGCGCGCATCGAGGCGATTGCATCCCGCACCTGCGAAAACTTCCGTGGCATCATTCGCGCCAACCCGCTCGTCTCGGCAATGGGACCTTCGGGAACTCTCCCGGCCTTCTGCATCCCGTGGGCCATTGCCATTGCTCGCGTCTCCCTGCTCGGCCTCAGCCCCGCCGTGGAAGGCTCCACCAACCCGCGCCGTGACGAATACAACGACGCCATCAAGGGCCGTGACTCCCTCCGCACGGCGAACGTGAACGCCTTTGCCATCACCGATCCCGAAGCCGTCACCGCTTCGAGTTTCCCCGCTTACGGCGGACGCCCACTGCTTCAGTTCTAAGACCATGCCGCGCCTCCGCACCATCGCACTTGCCATCAAGGATCGCCTCGAAGAAATCGACGGGCTAGACGGCAACGTCGTCGTTTTTCACCGCAAGAGCATTGCTAGCGAGTTCGAGAGCCGCATGGCGAAGGCGAAGGGCCTTGCCGTCATTGTCCGCCTGATTAGCGGATCCAACGAAAGCCGCCGAAAGGCCGTCCCGCGCTTCTCCGGGAATTACACCGTCTCGCTCGTCATGGTTCCGGCGCTCACCAAGGCCGATGTTGCATCCGCAGACGACCTCATCGAGGCCATCGCTGAAAAGCTCCACGGCTGGTGGCCCGAGTCCATCCCGTCAAACGGCATCATCTACTGCGATGCTGCCTCCATCACCTTCCCCGAAGATCCCGACTACGACGTTGCTGTCCTCACTCTCGACGCACCCGGAAAATCAAACTGATACCACCATGGAAAAAGACACCGAAACCACCCCGACAGAAACCACCTACGCCTGCACTGTGCTCGTCACGCCGACTCTCATCGGCGACCTGAACTGCGCCGCCGGACACCAAATTCGCCTCACCCAGTCCGAGGCCGATACCCTTGCCAGCATGGACCCGCCCCGCGTCCGCATCGACGGCATCTGAAAAATCTCCATCCACTAACCACCTAACGCACCACCACCATGTCCGCAGCATTCGGAACCCTCATCGAGCGCCTTGTCGGCGCACAAGTTTATTTCGCGCCAGACGGCTCCACCATCGGAGCCTCGTCCGCCGCCGTCAGCCTCACCGCCGCGCCAGCCACGCCAGCCACCACCATGCTGGACTACAACCTTGGCCGCTGCAACTCGGTCAAATACAACCCGAAAACCAAGGACCGCACTCGCGAGTGGGCGTCACCGAATGGCGGCTACAAGGAGCGCACCGACAAGGTCGTCATTTCGGACGCTTTCGATATTACCTGCGTCGAGTTCGCACCACAACTGTTTGACCAGCTCATGTTCGGCACCGCCGCGCTCGCTGC